CAGCGTGCATCTGAACACTAGGTCGTTTTCCAAGCATTCGGCGCTCAACGAGTTCTACGACAACATCTTGGACTTGACGGACAAGTTTGCCGAGGCGTATCAGGGTCGGCACGGGCTGATCGGCCCGATCACCTTGATGAGCGCCAAGAAAACAGGCAACATCTTGGAGTTCTTGGAGGACTCGCTGTCCGAGGTCGAAAAGATGCGCTACGACGTGTGCAAGAAGGACGACACGCCGCTGCAGAACATCATCGACGAAATTGTCGGGCAGTACCTGTCCTCAATCTACAAACTCAAGTTTTTGGCGTAAGGAAACACCATGTCCATGACCAACGCCGCCGAAGCGGCACTCCTCGACCTCCTGTTTCTCAACGTTGATTGGGCAGACATTGGGGACGCTGCTGGCCTGCAGAACTCGGCCACGGCAGGCTCGTTTTACATCTCGCTGCACAGCGCAGACCCCGGCGAGGCGGGCAACCAGAGCACCAACGAGATCAGCTACACCGGCTACGCCCGCGTGGCTGTGAACCGCACGGCAGGCGGCTGGACGCGAACGGTCAGCACCATCGCAAACACCGCGCTGGTGCAGTTCGGTCAGTGTACGGCGGGCACTGCCACGGCCACGCACTTCGGCATCGGCACGGACTCTACTGGTGCTGGAAATTTGCTGCTCAAGGGCGCACTGAACGCCAGCCTGTCCATCAGCAACGGCATCCAGCCGCAGTTCGCTGCTGGTGCCATGACCGCCACGGTGGACTGATGTGGTGTACCGCTGCGCCCACTGCCGTGAGCTGCTGACGCTGACAGACACCGAGCTGTCTCAGTGCTCAGAGCACGCCGACGGCGGCGTGGAGTGGTCGCCTGACGAGGTGGAGTGGATACCGCTGGAGAACCCTGATGCCGTTTAGGTCCGTTGCCGAGGTGGCTGCTGCCGTCGAGCAGGGGCGGCATCACATCCAGCATTTCATCCGCACATCGGTTTACGGTAGTTTCGGGATCAATCCGTTTGGTGATTTCAGCGTCGGCAGCGGCATCCCGTCCTACAACCCATACCTCGGCTTGGCGCTGGAGGCCACGCAACTCATCGGCTCCCGCAACAACAGCATCTATGTCGGCCCCGGCATCAGCACGGAGCGGTATCTGCTCAGTATGTCGTTGACGCATGGCGGCGCCACGGGCTTTCTGGCTTCGGTCTACTTTCTCGACTACCTGCTGTTTTACCCGTACATCGACCTGGACAACACCGACCAGCAAGACTTGACCAACGATGTGACCTTGCCGCGATACACAGACGGCGAGGGTGTGCGGATGCTGATGATGATGCAAACGCCCGGAACAAGCACTGCCACGAACATCACCATCAACTACACCAACCAAGACGGCGTTGCCAAGACCATTACGACAGCGTACAGGGCCTCGGGCGGCATTGGTGTCATTGGACCCAACATGATCAGCACCTCCGCGGGCTCTGCGGGGCCGTTCTTCCCGCTGGCCGGTGGTGACCGGGGCGTGCGGTCTGTGCAGTCTGTGCAGCTTGCGGCAGGCGTGGGCGGGTTCGGCGTGATGCTGTTGGCCAAGCCGCTGTTCACAATGTCGGCAGCAGAACTGTCGTCAACTGTCGAGAAGAACTTCTTACGCGAACAGGCGGCGTTGCCGCGCATTTTGGACGGCGCGTTCCTCAACTACATCTACAACCTGTCCACCAATACAAGCACCTTGTTGCCGATGGTGGGGCAGGCGCAATTCGTTTGGACACCGTAAGGAATCACCATGCCATTCAGTTCAATGGACGATCTCGTCAACGAGATCACAAGCGGCAAGTTCAACCGCGCCGACTGGAACAAGATCACGGGCGGTTCAGCCTACACCGCAGGCCGGTGGTATGACTTCAGCGGTTTGGCCGGAACGCCTGTCGCCAACGCCTTTGCGGGCACTGCGCTGGCGTGGAGAACCTGCGACGAATTGACGGGCAACGGCACGCAGATCTTCGGCCTGCCGCATGGCGGGAATGTCAGCCCAGACACCAAGCACGTTCTGAACGTCAGCGCCATCACCTCCGTTGCCACGGGCGTCCCGGCGCAGTTGATGCTGGTGGACTTGCAGGGCTACTGGCCCGGTATCACAAACAACTCGGCCACGGCACAAACCCTCACGGGCACGCCCAGCCTGCGCTACACCAACGGAGCCGGGTGCAGGTTGTTCTGGGTGCAAACCGCCGCAGCGGGCGCCACGGCGCAGAACATCGCGCTGAGCTACAGCAACACGGTGCCGACTTCGGGCAGGACGCTTCCGGTCACGGTCGCCATGACGGCCTCGGCCATCGTGCCGCACATCTCTCACTCAGGCACGGCGGCCAACAACTACGGCCCATTCCTGCCCCTGGCATCGGGCGACACGGGCGTGTCTACCGTGGCGACGGTCACGTTCAGCGCGGCCAACACCGGCACCGGGGCGCTGTGCCTTGCCCGCCCGCTGCTGACGCTGCCGCTGACCACCGTGTCCGTCGCTGCCGAGCGGGATCTACTGAACCAACTGCCGAGCCTTCCTCGGGTGATGGACGGTGCCTGCCTCACGTGGCTTTACTTCGCGGGTGCGGCTGCGGGCGCGTCCACCAACTTCTACGGCGCGGTCGAGGTCGGCTGGGGCTGATCGGGCATGGCTCTCAAGACAAACACCACGCTCCTGGCGCAGCTTCCGTTGCGCCAGATCGGCGGTTCGCCGGGAACTTTCCGTTCCATGTGGGGGCGTGGCGACCGGATGAACCAGTCCGTAGGCCAGGGCATCCCGTCCAAGCTGGCGGGCATCCCCAGCGGGCACTTGGCTCCATCGTCGTGGGTGCTGCCGTACAAGCCGGGGGCGATGTCGTCGTTCACCAATCTGGTGGTGACGGTCACGCCGGGGCTGCTGAACCTCGCGGCTGGCGTCAACATCAGCGGCAGCACGACGGTCACGATCACCGTCAACCCGGCAGATGGGCAACTGATCGTCTCGGCGTCAGGTTCGACGTCCATCACGTTCAACCTTGCGGCCAACTTGGCTGGTGCCCTGTCCGCATCTGGCAGCACGTCCTTCTCCTTCACGGTCAACAACGCCACGCTGGGTGCCATCGTTGATGCCATCGGCGCTGCGCTGGTGCAGTTCTCAAACAGTGCAACGATCAGGGCCACGGGCAACCTGTCGGGCGACATCACACCATTCACCGAACTCAGCCCGCAGAACTTGGCTGCTGCGGTCTGGGCGCAAGTCATCGACGGAACATACGCCGCCAACGACTTGCTGAAGTTGATCGCGGCCTCCGCGGCGGGCGAACTGGCCGGTTCGCCTAGCGGGCCGATTTTGATCAAGAGCGTGAACGGCAGTACAGTACGGATCACGGCCACAGTAGACGCCAACGGCAACCGCACGGGCGTGACCTACGATGTTTCCTAAGACGTACTTCGCAGCAGCGTTCTTCTCGGGGTACTTCTTTCCCCCGGTTGATGGTGGGCCTACGCCCCCGGAAACTGCGGTCCAGCTAGATATAAAATTGCGCTCGTTCACTGAGCGCGGGAGATTCTGAGTGGCCATCAACCTCAAAGCCATTACGTCTTGTATCGGCTATGAGCAGATCACGTCACTATCGACGGCAACAGCACTGAACGCGCCGTCTACGGATGCCAATGGGCTGAATTGCCGCCCGTCGTTTGCGCTGATCAGTTGTGAAGCCGCTGCGGTGCGGTGGCGTGATGACGGAGTGGCCCCCACAACCTCGGTGGGCATGCCGCTGGCTGCGGGGGTGACCTTGCAGTACGACGGTGACATCTCCCGCGTTCGGTTCATCCAGCAGACGCCTGGCGCCAAGCTGAACATCTCGTACTACGCCTGACATCATGTACATTTACAACGATCTGCCGGACAACCTGTCTTGGCCGCTGCACAAGAAGCTCGCGCACAAAATCGCTGGGTGGTACAGGCGTTTTGTGGTACAAGTCAAACTGAAATTCCTCGCGTAAGGACGCATCATGGAACTGCTCAATCCTCTGGCTGGCGCCGATTTCCCGGCTCGCACGGCTGCTTACACCGGAACGGCTGGCAGCACTTCGACCTGGCCTACCGGCCCGCAGGGCGTGGTGGTGTGGTCAGACCAGGCTTGCTATGTGATCGTCGGCGAAAGCGTGACGGCCACGACCTCCAACGGCACGCCTGTCCCAGCCAACACGCCGATCCCGTTCAAGGTGCCTGAGGGTACCGGCGCGCCGTGGCGTGTGAGCGCAATTCAAGTGTCCGCTGGCGGCGCGATCTACTGCAAGCCGATCAACATTCGGTAAGCGGTCATGTCTTTCGGCATCCCCACTCGTAACGGCCTGCCTTTGGGGCTGGGTACGGTCGCCAGTTTGGCATCCCGTGCAACGGCTGCTGTGGTGACAGCCACTGACACGTTCTGGAAATACGTCACCCTGCTGCTGAACACCAGCGCAACCAACGGCGCTCAGAACAACACGTTCCTCGACAGCAGCACCAACAACTTCAGCATTACCCGCAACGGCGACACCACGCAGGGGTCGTTCAATCCGTACATGCCCAGCGGGTACTGGAGCGGGTTCTTTGATGGGACGGGGGATTTTCTTAGCGTAGCAAGCAATGCTGCGTTTGATCTTGGAAGTTCTGATTTTACTGTAGAGGCTTGGGTCAACCCAACAAATTTTACTGATGGGCATCCCATTGCATCTAGGTATAATTTTTCTGGTTCAGCATCTGGATGGGTTTTTAGGTTTGTAAGCGCCACTACGCTTCGTTTTATTCGTGGCAACGATATTATTCTTGATGGTACGGTTTCAGTTGTTGCGGGTACTTGGTATCACGTTGCGGCAGTAAGAAGTGGAAGTACTCTGACAACGTATCTCAATGGTGTTCAAATAGCACAAGCAACAGGAATTTCCAACTTTACTGACGCTACAACTCCATTGCAGATTGGAAGATCAAATACAACTACAGACGACGCAAATGGCTACACATCCAACCTCCGCGTTGTCAAAGGCACTGCCGTCTACACCGCCGCCTTCACGCCCCCCACCACCCCGCTAACCGCCATCACAAACACCTCCCTGTTGTGCTTGCAGGACAACCGCTTCAAAGACAACAGCACCAACGCCTTTGCCATCACGCGCAATGGTGACACGCGCATCAGCAAGTTTGCGCCGTTCAACCCGCCAGCGTCTTACAGCGCGGCCTCGTATGGGGGCAGTGGGTATTTTGATGGGACGGGGGATTTTCTTACTACTGCTGTTTCACCATCTACGCTTTCTGGAAATTTTACCGTTGAAGCGTGGGTGTATATAACATCGTATGCAACATCCAGACCCATAGTTTGTGTTGGGGATGATTTTAATGCGACAGGAATGTTGATTGCAGTGCAGACTTCTGGTCGAGTGCAGCTATTTGGAAACAACGCAAATATTTTGACTGGAACAACTACGTCTGTTTCTCTAAACACATGGGCGCATGTTGCTGCCGTAAGAAGCGGCAGCACTATAACCGTATATGTTGATGGAGTTGCTGATGCAACAACCGCCACTAATTCAACATCGTTTACAGGCGCATATAATATCGGGCGTGAACTTTATAACGCGGCTCCCGGCATTTTAATGCTTGGATACATTAGTAACCTAAGAACGGTTACTGGCACCGCCGTCTACACCGCCAACTTCACCCCGCCGACAGCACCTCTCACCGCCATCACCAACACCAGCCTGCTGCTGAACTTCACCAACGCAGGCATCTATGACGCGGCCACGATCAACGATGGTCAGACCGTGGGCAATGCTCAGGTCAGCACCACGCAGGCGAAGTGGCCACCAACCGGCATATCTTTTGATGGCACGGGTGACTACATCCCCAAAGTAGACAGGCCTGAATTGCGTCTAGGAACTGGTGACTTCACCATTGAAGGCTGGGTGTACCTCAACGCCGCGGGCGTGGCCTACGGGTTGGTAAGCAAGGGCACGGCCACTACGGGCTGGTCGGTCAACGTCACCTCGGGCAACAAGCTCCAGTTCAGCTACACCGCCACGCAATTGACAGGCGCTACCTCGCTGGTGTCGGGCACTTGGTACTACTTTGCGGTGGTTCGGGCTGGCACGGCATCGGGCAACCTGCGGGTCATTTTGAACGGATCTACAGACGCCACCAGCGCGGGGGCGGTGAACGACAACTTCAACCAGACGAACGTGCTGTATGTTGGCGCTGACCGCGTGGCTGGTGCGGGGCTCAATGGCTACTTGCAGGATATCCGCATCACCAACGGATACGCCCGCGCGACCTCTACACCCACCGCAGCCTTCCCGACGCTATGACGCTCTACAGCAAAAACGGCTCCATTCCGAAGCCTGAGACGGACGGTACACCCGGCTGGGTAGAGGTGCCTGAGCCTCCTGTGCCTGGAAAGGGCGAGGAAACGGTCTGGTGGTGCCCGCCTGGGTGGGTGGTGCGGCCAGTGGAGCCTGCGCCGGTCGAGGGCTATGTGTGGAAGTGGAGCCAGAGTGAAACGCAGTGGGTGGACTACCAGTTGCCGCCTGAGCCTGGCCCCGCTCCCAGCCCTACGCCTGCACCAGCCCCGCTGCCCAGCGGGAACGTGACCATCACGGGCAACGTGACGATCTGAGGACATCATGGCCGACCAAAAAGTTTCCGACCTTCCGTCACTGAACGGCGCTGACGTTGACGCAGCCGATCTGCTGTACATCGTTGACTCGTCTGCTGGCACGGCAGGCTCCAAGAAGATCACTGTCGGCCAGTACCAGCAGGCCGCGTACAGCGCCGGCACCGCCAACGGGGTCATGTACCTCAACGGCAGCAACGTGGTGACTACGTCTGTTGGGATGACTTTTAATGGCACCACGTTGTCGCTAAGTTCAGCGCTGCCTACGGGGTCTGGAGGCACTGGTCTTACTTCCTTCACCGCCAACGGGATCGTCTACGCCAGCAGCACCTCTGCTTTGGCTACGAGCAGCGCCGCAACTTTTGACGGCACGAACTTTGCCACCACCGGCACTGCATCGGCCACCAAGCTGATTCCCACGGGTGGTGCGGCCACGGGCAATGGGATGTACCTGCCAGCAGCCAACACGCTGGCGTGGAGCAACAACGGCGCTGAAACGATGCGTCTCAACTCCTCCGGCAACCTCGGCATCGGGACGAGTTCGCCGGGGGCAAAGCTGGACGTATTTGGTGGCTACGTTATTTCCGGTACTTCGACGTCAACCAACGGTTCCAAGATTCTTGGCGGGTATTACTCATCAGGGAACATTGCAACATTTGGAAGCGAATTCTCCAGCGGTGGTCCGGTTATTGGTTACGGGGTTTGGCCGTCAACAGCAAGTGCTGGGGCTTTTGTAAGTTCGACCACTATCAATGCGTTTCGCGGGGCGTACACCATAGCTGGCGACATTCACGTTTGGTACAACGGCGCGGCGCAAACCGTAGCTATTGATAGCGCGGTCACCACTTCCGAACGCATGCGTCTCGACTCCTCCGGCAACCTCGGGATTGGGACGAGTTCGCCGGGTGCGCGGCTGGATGTGCAGTCGGGGCAGGCTGAAATCCGCACGCTTTCCACGACAGGAACCAACACCGCTCGCAACTACCAGTCGAACACGGGCGGACAGTTTTATCAGGGCATCGACTCTAGCACCGGGGCAAACTTTGGAACTGCTTATGCTGCGGTGCTTTGGCACACCGGCAACTATCCGATGGTGTTTGCCACCAACAACACCGAACGCGCCCGCATCACGAGCGGGGGTGATTTGCTGGTGGGGACGACGACAACTCCAAGTTCATCAAACGCGGGGTTCGCAATACCCAAAGACGCCAATGGCACGTACCTTCGTAATGCCTGCACCATCACATCCAGCCGCACGCACTTTGAGTTTGTCAACGGAAACGGGACGGTAGGCAGCATCTCCACAAACGGGTCTGCCACTGCATTCAACACATCCTCAGACCGCCGACTCAAAGAGAACATCCAGCCCGCAGACGATGCGGCATCTGTAATTGATGCGATTGAAATCGTTCAGCACGACTGGAAGGCTGGCGGGCATACGCGGTTTGGTGTTATCGCCCAAGACCTTCAAGCTATAGCCCCGGAGGCCGTGACCGCAGGCGACGACGGTGACGAGATCGAAAAGACATGGGGCGTGGACTATTCCAAGCTGGTCCCGATGCTCATCAAGGAAGTGCAATCCCTCCGCGCCCGTGTTGCGGCGCTGGAAGCACAGTGATACTATTAACCGTACTGGCCCGTTGACCAGGTTTATCAAGGCCCACACATGAGCCAAGAAGTCGCAGCGGAGATCGACGCCGCACAAGCCGCACCGGAACCCACGGCAGTTACGGAAGCGAGTCCTGTTGAACAGCAGGGAACTGAGCCGGAAGTCGAACAACAGACGAAGACGTTTACTCAAGAAGAGTTGGACGCCATCGTCAGGAAGCGGCTTGATAGAGAGCAGCGTAAGTGGGAGCGTCAACGGGCACAGCCGCCCGTGGCCGAGCAGCCCAAGCAACTACCGTCTGCCGAGCAGTTTGAATCGACTGAAGCCTACGCGGAAGCGTTGGCCGATCAGAAGGTTGAACAGCGACTGGCGCAACGGGAGGTGCAGAAGCAGCAAGCCGAACTGCTGGAGGCTTATCACGACCGCGAGGAGCAAGCTAGGGAAAAGTACGACGACTTTGAACAAGTCGCCTACAACCCCAAGCTGCCCATCACGGCTGTCATGGCTGACACCATCCGCGCATCTGACGTTGGCCCCGACGTAGCGTACTACCTCGGCACCAACGTCAAGGAAACGGAACGTATCGCTCGCTTACCGCCCATCCTGCAAGCCAAGGAAATTGGGAGGATCGAAGCCAAACTGGCCGACAATCCGCCCGTCAAACGCTCAACGTCTGCACCAGCACCGATCACACCCGTCACCGCACGCAGCGGCAACAACCCGTCGTATGACACGACTGACCCGCGTTCCATCAAGAACATGAGTACGTCGGAGTGGATTGAAGCCGAACGAGCAAGACAGATGCGAAAGATGCAGGCTCAGGCAAACCGCTAAATCTGAAAGGAGCCCGCTGTGGCCAATAGCATTCTGACCATTGACATGATCACCAGGAAGGCCCTGGAGATCCTGGAAAACAACTTGGTGCTCACGCGCAACGTGAACCGCCAGTACGACGACAGCTTCGCTGTCGAAGGAGCCAAGATCGGCTCCACGCTGCGCATCCGCCTGCCGGACCGCGCTCTGGTGACTGACGGCGCCGCTCTGCAAGTGCAGGACGACAACGAGCAGTTCACGACCCTGACCGTCTCCTCGCAGAAGCACATCGGCGTGAACTTCACGTCCGCCGAACTGACAATGCAGTTGGACGATTTCGCGGATCGTGTGCTGAAGCCTCGTATCAGCCAGCTTGCCGCCAGCATCGACGCTGATGTGGCCAACGCGTTCAACAAGATCGGCAACTCCGTCGGCACGCCCGGCACCACGCCGGCCACCTCGCTGGTTCTGCTGCAGGCCCAGCAGAAGCTGAACGAGAACGCCGCTGTGATGTCGCCGCGGTACGCAACGGTCAACCCCGCTGCGAACGCTGGTCTGGTGGAAGGCATGAAGGGTTTGTTCAATCCGACGGACACCATCAGCAAGCAGTTCAAGAACGGCATGATGGGCACGGGCGTGCTGGGCTTCGAAGAAGTCAACATGAGCCAGTCCATCAAGCAGTTCACGACTGGCTCGCGTACCAACGGCACGACGGCGGCAGCAGTGACGACCGAAGGCGCGACTTCGATCTCGTTGACCGGCTTGGGCGGCACCAACACCGTTCTTGCTGGCGACGTGTTCACCGTGGCGGGCTGCTTTGCGGTGAACCCGCAGACCCGTGAGTCCACTGGCTCGCTGTTCCAGTTTGTTGCGCTCGCAAGCGTGACTGCATCGGGCGGCGCGGCAACGGTCACGGTTGCTCCGATGTACTCGGCCAGCCACGCGCTGGCCACCGTCAGCTCTCTGCCGGCCAACAGCCAAACGGTCACGTTCATCGGCGCTGCGTCCACGCAGTACCCGCAGAACCTGGTCTACCACAAGGACGCCATCACGTTTGCCACCGCCGACCTGCTTCTGCCGCAAGGCGTGGACATGGCCAGCCGTGCCAACCACAACGGCATCAGCCTGCGTGTCGTGCGTCAGTACGACATCAACAACGACCGGATGCCCTGCCGGATCGACGTGCTGTACGGCTACGGCGTGATCCGCCCGCAGATGGCTTGCCGTCTCTGGGGCTAAACCGAAACGGGGGCTGCTAAGCGTATAGCGGCCCCCGTTCTGAACTTCATCTGAAAGGAACTCATCATGGCTCTCCCTAATGGCGCTGGTGGCTACCAGCTTGGTGACGGCAACGTCAACGACCCGTTCATTGACCTGACCGCA